ATGTGCTCGAGGATGAACGTCGGGAACGGAATCGATCCGCCGATGCGTAGCGCGAGCCAGGTGATCCTCACGTGCGCGTCGCCATGGTGAGGAGCGCGAACGATCCCGACAATGGTCCCGTCTCCCATATCTCGACGGTTGCGCCGTGCGCCTGGGCCAGTCGAGCAATGTGAGGGCGGAGCGGTGGCGACGCGACCTTGTAATCCTCCGTCGGGATCAGCACGTGCGAACACCTGGCCATGCAGTAGTCGAGGACGACGGGCCGGCGGGGGGTGTCGTGCGGCCCGTCGATGAGCGCGAGATCGTAGCGGTACCCCTCGAGCTCAGGGATCACGAGCGGATCCGCCCAGGTGTAGCGGTGAACGTTCACGACCGGGGAGAATTGCCGGCCGACTCGTGAACGGTGAACGTCGTACCACTTCGGATCGTCCTCGCACGTGTCGATGAGTTCGGCCCCGCCCTCGACGAGCGCGAGCGTCGAGGAGCCGGGACCGAATTCAAGAACGCGCCTCGCGCCCAGGCGGCGAACCGTGTCGAGCACGGCGCGGTAATCGTTGAACGACCACCAATGTTTTTCGACAGGGTAGAGCGCGAACCCGCTCACGTGTTACTCCTCGCCGCCGCCGGCGTCCGGCTTGCCGATCTTTACCTTTACGTCCTCGCCTTCGGGGATCAGGTTGATCTCGATCCCGTGTCGCTTGTACGTGGTTTTCTGGTACTTGTGCATGAGCGGGATCAGGGCCGCCTTTCGTTTGCCCTCCTCCTGAGTGAGCTCCATTCGTTCGTCGCGCACGCGGGCGTACGCCTTCGCCGCGTCCTCGAGCGGCTTGATCGCGGAGTCCTCCGTCCCGGGGAGATCGACCTGTTCGGGCCTGGGTTTCCTCGTTCTACCGCTGCCGTTCGCCGCCTTTTTCGCCATGCTGTCGTTCTCCTCTGAACCCGGGCAATCATCGCCGACGAGCGCCCCGGGCGGATACGCTGGTCGGTCCTTCGTCATCACGCGACGCCACAGTACGGCGCCGCAATTCTTACAGGCTTGCACGTCGAGCGCGTCCCGTGTCGCGCGATCCTCCGCCCGGTACCACGGGATCACGTGCCCGCGGGCGCTCACGGGAGTTTCGAGTCGCCGCGGGACTCGCCTCCGGTTCCGAGCGCGAGGATCAGAACGACGGCGGCGATCACGATGAGGCCGGCGATCACGCGCTCGCCCGCTGATCGGCCTTGTACTCCTGGCGGCGCTCCGTCCACGCCTTCCAGCATTCACAACGATCTTTCCGCGTGACGCCGCCGACGAGCACGTCGATCCATCCGGGCGTGAGCGCGCAATGGTCGCAATGAACGAACGGCCCGACGCCCTGTTTCCGGAGCGCGTCGGCGATCCGCTCGAGATCCCGGGAGTAGATCCCGTGTCGCTCGATCACTTCGGAGAATTCGACGATGTCCGGTTTCCGCGTGCGCCACACGGGACGCCCGCGCTCGTCGACGGCGGCGTTCTCGCTCTTGTCGTACGCCCGGGCGCCGTGACAGAGCGCGTGATCCATGAGGGCGCGACGGTGCTCGTCGGTGAACCGCTCATCCTTCCATGTCGATTTCCGGAGGAGGATCACGAAATCGAACGGCGCGAGCTCCCGCGCGAGATCGCTCGCTCGAGCGCACGCCGCGAGCTTCACGCGGCCGTCGGCGTCCGCTTGCCAGGTGAGATTCCACGCGAGGACGATCCGCGCCTCACGGAGATCCTCATGGTGCTCGTGAACGATTTCGTCGAGGAGCGAATAGATCGGATGCCCCTCGACGTGATCGCGTTTGATCAGTTCGTACCCGACGCGGCGCGCCCGGGTGTTTCCGCTTTTACCTTTTTTCGCCATGGTCGATCTACCTCCTACGTGAACAAGGGCGGAGCGACGGGATCCGACACGGCCGCCTCCGTGATCGTGATCGTGACGCCAGGAGTTCCGTCGATGGGCGCGTACTGCTTTGCGATCCTGCCCGCGACGACCTGGCCGTCGTCTGCGTAGATAACGCCCGTGAGCGCGTCGAGTACCGGGCGAACGAGCTTGTCGAAATCCGGGCGCGTCGTGTGCGCGACGATCGAGCTCCGGATCTTCTGCGGTCGAGCGAGATAGAACACGAGATCGACGACCACGGCGCCCGCCATGAGTTCGCCCTGGACGAGCGGACCCGTTCGGCGCGCCTTGATCGCCGCGTCCATTACGGTTTCCTGCCAGTCCTTCGCGTTCGGGTTGTCGTTCGTGATGAACGCCCGCGGCGCGATCCGCTTCCCCGATCGCTTGAACCGCTCGTACGCCTCGATGACGTGCGCGAACACGACGAACGCCTTCGCGGATCCCTTCGTCTGCGGATCCCCGTCGACGGTGAACGTGAGCGAGCGAGCGCCCGCGGGAGCGGTGATCATGGTCGGAACCTCGAGCGCCGCGTCGGCGTGATCCCGAGCGCCCGATCCTCGCGACGGATCGCCCATCGAACGAACAGGCGCCGGAGCCATCGGATCATCGTGCTCGCCTCCCCGCGGCGCGCCAGGCGTCCCGCGCGGCGCCGCCGGCGGAGAACCGGGTGATCGCGAGTTCCGCCTGATTGTGGAAATCCTCGACGTCGTAAATCAGCCCGGAACGCGCCGCTCGATCCTTCAGCCGCTCGCGGATCTCGAAACGGTCGAGGACCGTCGCGCCGGTTGCCGGATCGATCGTGCACGGCGCGCCCGCGGCGAACATCGCGGACACCTCCGACCACACGAGGGCCCGGAGGACGCGGACGTTTTCCACAGGTTTTCCACGTCGCGCCGTGCGGAGCGCGGCGTGATCTTGGCCCCCTGTACGGACGGGATCAGGATCAGGACGGGATCGCGCGCGCGCGAGCGCCGAGGACTCCGCGTGGAGTCCGTCCGGACAGATCGCAGTATCCCCAATAAAACCGGGGGATTCTGCCGGAGAACCGGAAAAGTTACTCCGCCGATTCGTGATCGATTCGTGATCGATTGGCGATCGATTGGCGACCGATTCCTGATCGATCCGCGCTCGATTTCCGTTCGATCCGCCATTCCGAGGCCCGTTTTTGGCGGCGCGCTCCTCCCGCTTTCGGTCCCGATCCGCGGCGAGCTTTTCCTTTACGTCGGAGGCCTTCGGGTTGAATTGATGGTAGTCATGGATCCGCCAGCCGCCGGCGACCACTTCCCACAATCCGACCTCCGGAAACGCGAGCACGGCGGCGACCTCCGTCGGCGTCCGGTCGATCTTGAACGACTGAACGACCGACTCCGCGAGGTACCCGTCGGTGAGGTGCCCGTTCGCGTAACAGAGTCCCGCCATGTAGACGCCGAACGCGCGAGCGTGCCCGCGGCGGCCGAGGTGCCTGGCCGCCGCGAACATCTTCGGATGGTCGACGATCCGATCATCGATCTTGAGCCACACGGCTACGACTCCGAGCGCGTCGTGAGGCCCTCATCCGCGGCGCCAGGCGCGCCGCCCTCCGGTGTCCGGACTTCCCCCGTCCCGACCTCCCGCGTTCGCCTGGCGGGCGCCCTGCGCCCTTCCGCGGCGGCGTGGAGCGCCGTCGGTGATTTCGCCGCCTCGCGGCGCCGCCGGTCGACGGTGCCCTTGCAGACGTCGAGCATTGTCGCCGCCGTGCCGAGTTCGGCCGTTTGAAAGAATTCGATCGCCGCGTCGGCGGGGTTCCGTTTGCGTGCCATGGTTCGGATCTCCTATCGGGTTGAGGTTGATCATCGGGGTTTCACAATGTAGCGTATCGGGGAACCTGGCGCCACTCGCGCCCGTCGAGGAGGTTCCCCTTGCTCGTCGGTCTGAGTCCTCCCCACTGTTTGAAGTAGAACGCCACGCCGGCGGCGAGCGCCTGATCCCGCGATGATCGGATCCAGTTCGGATCGGGCGGCCGGAACCCGGGCGAGCTTTCGCCGCCCGCGATGAGCCAGTCGATCCCGTCGAGCGGCCACACGACGTCGGCGAGCGCCGGTTCGTACGAGATGAACCGGAGCGCCGCCGGTACGCGAACGAGCGCCTCGAGCCGCCATAGATAGTCGGGGCCCTCGACGGTCGTTCCGTACCAGACGTGCGGGAGCGGCGCGGACAGCCAGGCCGCCGGGACCATCCGCCGGATCTCGCTCGCGCGCTTCGTGAGGAGGAGCCAGTCGAGCGCGGGCGTTTGCTCGATCAGTTCCCACAGTCGCCGACGCGACTCGTCGAGATCCTCGCGTACCTCGAAAACGTCGGCCATCGACGCACAGAACACGCGAGCGCGCTTTCCGTCGCGCACGGCGGCGGCGTTCCACTTGACCGGATCGGCCCAATGGTGATCGCCGAAGAACCGCCGCGGCGCGAGCGCGCCCCACGGGTACCCGAGGCGCGCCGCGAATTTGCGGGCGTAGCATTCATCACACGCGGGGGATACCTCGACGCATCCCCACCATGGATTAAACGTGTGATCGGTCCATTCGATTCCGGAGTTTTTCCCCACTACGCCCGCCGCCGGAGTCCGATCATTTCGAGGAGGATCCGGAACGCCTCGAGCGGTACGACTATGTACTTCATCACGCGGTTTTCTCCTCCGGCGGCGCCGCCGGTCCATCGAGCCGGACGATCTCGATCCGGAATGACCCCTTGGGATCCGTCGTCGTGTACTTCTTTTTCACGTCGAGCGGGAGATCGGTTGACGTTTTCTTTTGCCACTTGCCGGAGATCACGAACGGGCCGGCGATCCCGTCCTCGATTCCGCGGAGCTCGCCCTTGATCTGTTTGTCGAGCTTGTCGAATTCCTTCGCCGAGGCCTCGAGCTCGTCGCGCCTGGCGAGCCGCTTCACGAGTTCGGGATCGGTGAGCACGACGGCGCCCGCGGCGATCAGCGGGGGATTACACTCCGTCCCGTACCACGCGCATCGCTTACACTCCGCGGCGTCGCCCTCCATGAACGGCGGGAGCGTTTTCGCCTCGACGTGATCGATCGCCCGTTCGGCACGTGCCAGGAAATCCTCCATCCGATCCACGTGATGATCGAGTTCCACGGGGAGGAGTTTCGGGATCCCGCTGCGGTCGAGGAGGAGGAACCCGAACGGTTCGCCGGCGCCCCACAAGTACGAAAGCAATTGGTGAGCGCCGGATCGCGTCCATGGGTTGTCGAACAGATCCGCGAACGTCTCGATCCGGTCGACCATCATCGGCGACCACGCCTTGACCTCGAGCGGCGGCCGCACGCCCGCGATCTCGATCCGGGCATCGACCTTGCCCGAGATCGCGACGCGCCCCTTGCGATCCTTCAATTGGAATCGTTCCTGCTGACCGATCAGCGTGAACGCGGGTTCCGCGTCTCGACCGATGCGCGCGAGATCCGACAGGAGATCCCGCTCGCGATCATCGCCGCGGCGGAACCGAGCGAGCACCTCCGGCGGCCAGGGCGGGAGCTTCTCCGGTCGGACCATCTCGTACACCATCCGGCGCTCGCAATTGCGATACGCGGACGCGTAGGCGTACGGGTGCGGTGTCTGAGGACGGGCGGAGCGCGCGAGCCACGCGCCCCACGCCGTTTCGATCCCCTTCGCGACGTCGGCGGGAACGAGGCCCGACATTTACCCCTCCTCCCCGGGTTCGCGCTGCGCCGGCGCCTGGCGCCGCGATCCGCCCTGCGGCGGCCCGAACATCTCATCGGCCGGGAGTTCGCGCTCGACGCGTCCGGCGGGCGGCGCCGTCGGTCGAGCGGTGCCGGTTGCGGGCGCCGCCTGGCGCGTTCCCTGCCCGCCTGGCGCGGCCGCGGCGCCGGTTGCGGGCGTGCCCCCTCCCGAGGTTCCCGCGGCGCCCTGGGCGCCCTGAGCGGCGGCGGCGCGGGCGGCGGCGCCGGCGACCCATTCAGGACCGTCGACGAGCCATCGCTTATCCTCGTGCGACTTGTAACGCGGGCATCCGTAGAACCCCGGGCGCCCGTTCTTCCCCTCGCGGAACACGCCGACGGATTGACAGTGAGGACAGACCGGCGGATCGACTTCGGGCGCTTTGGTCGAGCGTGCGCCGAGTCGCTCGTCGCGAGTCCCGAACCCGCGCCCGTGCCGACAGTTCTCGATCTTTTTCGGCGTGCCCTCCCACGCCGCGACGATCTCCTCGATCGGAACGGACTTCATTCCGGCGAGCTCACGCGTCACGCCGCCGTCGAGGTTCGCGCGCGCCGCCTTGCGAACGAGCACCTCGAGCGCCACGCCGGTAACGCCGCGACAGAAATCGTCCGTCGAGGATCGCGCGCCCTCGATCTGCTCGAGCGTCTGACCCGTGATCCGGCATCGCCCCGAACCGCGGACGATGTAGGTAAAGACGGCGGGATCGTTGCCGGTGATCTTGTCCGGTTCCGACACGTCGAACACGTCGATCCCCCACAGATCGCGGAACCGTTCGGCGCCGGAGTCCTGGCAGTAGCCGACGACCTGGCCGCCCTGATCATCGGGTGCTTTGAACAGGAGCCAATCCGGCGGCGCCGTCATGCGGATCGAGGCGCGCCGGAGCGTCTCGACCACTTGAACCCGGGCCTCGATGATCTCGATCGCGCCGCCGCCTCGTGCGGCGAGCTCGTTCAGGTTCGTCGGCGCGCCAGGATGGCGGATCAGGTGTTTCGGTTCGGCGTCGAGTACTTCGGCGTCGACGGGTGTACGGTCGGTGCTCATTTGCTGCGGTCCTTTCGTTTGCGGTTGCTCACGGTGATCGTCATGCGGCGGCGGCCGCGGGCGGGTTTCTTCTGGCGCTCCTCGAGTTCGCGCTGCATCCCGTCGCGGATGCCCTCGAGCGCGTCCTTCGGGAGTCCGTTCACGAGCGCGGCGACGACGGCGAGCGGTTCGCCGCGGAGCGTGAGACTGACGGTGATAACTGCTTTCGCCATGGTTCTATCCTTCGTGTTGATCGACGTTGAGATCGCGGAGTGTCGAGGGCGGCGGCGTCGTCGGCGTGCGGGCGAGCGCCTGGCGAACGCGATCGAGATCCTCATCGGACGTCGAGAACGGCGGGCGCGGGTTGTACATCTCCTCGATTACACACGCCATCATCGCGGCCTCGCGCACCTCCGACGGCGTGAGCGTTGCGGAGCGGATGATCGTTCGCATGTGATCGACGACACAGTGAAACGTCGGATCGTTCAGGTACCGGGCTTTGACGTCGTTCACTTACCCCTCCATGGTTCGGGCGCGATCCCCAGGCGGCGCGCCAGGATCGCCTCGCGGATTTCGTAGCGGGCGCGACGTCGGCGCCGCGTCTCGATTCGACGGAGCGCGCCGAGCGAGAGATTGAGATCTCCGATCGCGTCGGCGGCCGCGAGCGCCGCGGCGGCCATCGGATCGATCGCCTTGATCATGGCGCGCGCAATCGCTCGACCGTCGAGCACGATCCGGACGTCGAGCGGTTTCATCGCCGCCTCCCGGGTTTCCACTTGTGAGAGTTGCCGCGAGGCCGAACCGGATCGGCGGCGTCGAGCGCGTGCTCCTCCGGCGTGCCGAACATCTCGCCGTTACACTTCGGACAGAGGAGTCCGTCGCCGGTCTGATCCGTCATGAACCGGCCGCCGCCGGCCTCGCACGTCGCGACGTTCGCGCCGGTACCGGCGAGGATGATCACGTCGGGCCATCGCCATTCGCCGCCGTCGGTTTTGACTTTGAAGTACGAACCCGTCGCCGGAGGTTTCCGCTCGCATTTCAGGAGCCGGCCAGGTGCTCGATCCGCGCCGACGAGCACGCGGTCGTAATGTTTGAAACACGACGGGAGCGGTCGCCGAGTGCCGGCGCCCTCCGTGCTCCGGAACCCGCCGAACGTCCCGCGGAACCGGGCGCTCACTTGCAGGCCCCGAGGATCTCCGTGATGACGGCGGCGCCGGTTGCGCGCGACAGGAACGCCCGGGCGCCGCACGTCGAGCACGCGAGGATCTCGCCCGCGGTCGAGTCCGGATCCTCGCGCCAGGTGCCGAGCTCGTGACGGTTCGCCCGCCCGTGCATCCGGACGGCGATCCGCTCGAGCGCGACGGTTTGCTCGTGCGTCGGCGCGGTACCGGCGCGAGCGACGGTGATCGACGCCCGGGCGTGCTCGCGGTAGTGTGGATTTCCGACGGGAAAACGTGATCGTGTAGAATGGCAATCGCTCATCGGGTTCGGTCCTTTCGGGTGCATACGACGCCGCCGGGTTTCCCTCGCCAGGATCCGGCGGCGTTCGTGTTTCAGCCAATCGCGGCGGCGCCGTCCTGGCGCTCGCCGATACTACTCCTCATCGACGCACCTCGCCGAACGCCCCGAACACGCGGGCGAACCTGGCCGGCGCTCGCCCGATGTACGTGATGTAGTTCGCGTGTGACGGTTGCGCCGCTTCCTTCCATGGCTTGATCGCGTGCCCCTCGCGCCGGCGCCCGCGGTTCTCCTCGAGTAGCACCGCGCGCCGGAGTTCCCGCTTCGCGCTCGACTCGACGAACGGGATCCGCCGATCCGGAATGCAGATCGGAAACTGGATCGGGGATCGCACCTCGTACCCCTGGAGCGTTTGAAGCTGCTCGAGCGAATAGCCGATCCAGATCGCCGCGGTGATCTCGCGCGCGGCGATTGCGACCATGAGCCGGTACCAGAACGGCGCGACGTGGCCGCCTGGCGGGTTGATGAACACGCGCCCGAACCACGGGCGCCGGAGTCCGTTCCCCTTCTCCGTGTAGAACCGGCGGGCGCGGACGATCCGGTTC